CCTGCCATAAAAAGTCTACCGACAGAAAAAGAAACTTGATAACTTGTATCCGTAAAATTTGCTGGTAGTGATTGAGTGTAATTGTTACTTCGTACTTGACCACCATTTCCGATATCAGTTGTTACTGCTGGTGTTGTTAATGTTTCATCCATTAAACAAATCATTGTGCCATCAGCAAACTTTGTAAATTTGCCATTAGAGTTGCTTCCGTTTTCTACTATTGAACTTGAAGAAGACTCCGCAACAGTTCCTGTCCAAACAGCTCCAGTTGATCCTTTTATGGAATCACCACTCGCTCCTAGCGTTAAGCTAGTGCCTGATTGTGGTTCGAGGTTATCTACGAATATTGTTCCCATTATGCTCCTATAATCCTATATGCTCCAAAGTATGTTTCTGCTTGGCTACCTTGAAATCTTTGATTATTATCACTGTTATTATTGTCTTGATAACAATATACTTCTAAATAATCACTACTACCATTCATGTCTATTGTTGTTGCAACATATTCAGCACCAACAAAACCATTTGCATTATTTCTATTGTCGTGAAGTGACTCTGCTATTGAACTTCCATTTTTATAAATTGATATTCTATATAAAGATACATTACTTGCGGTTAGTGAATTACATGAAACCATACTGTAAACATGATATTTTCCTGCAACAGTTGGAGTGAATCTATAATTAGTAGAATTGTCATAACAATTATCTGTATCATAATTTTCTGTATTAAATTGAACTTTTGTAGTTGCTGCATCATTTACCCCTGTTTGATTTGAACTTAAGTATGCTTGAAAAGCAGGAGTATTTTCTCCACCAAATCCTGTTTGTGTTCCATTGTTGGTAATGGTTACACCACTTGGAATAGTTATTGTGTCACCACTGTCGCCTAAGGTAACTGTGCCATTATCAGCAAGAGGTGCTAATTTATTTACTTCAAGAGTGCTCATACGACTGTGAGATTACCCTCCACTGTGACGGTACCTGTAAAAGTGACAGGACCTGCTAAGAATGCGTTATCGGTTGATGCTACTGTAGTCGTAGCAGTAATTGTTTGTAAGTTTTCATAAACACCATTGAAAGATGTCATCATGCTTGGTTGAATACTATTTGCACCCGGTGTGTTTTGATCTAATAAAATACCATTTAGAAAAATAACAAAACAAGAATCAGATGATGCTAAGGCTGTTGTGAATGTAATTTGTGCACCGTTGACTGAATAGTCGGTTGTTGGTTTCTGACGTACTCCATTTCGTAGAACCGCAATATCTTCTGGCACGGCCGCTGCTGCAGAAAGAGCATAAGAAACAGATCCATCACCTGTTAGTGTTTGAACTGATGTTGTGGTTGTAAAATCTTTTGTTACTGGATTTCCTAGGTAGCCCATATATTACTCCTAGGTGCTAATGCTATCTATAAAAGATACCCATACATTTAAACTAGCGTCTGTGTCAGATTTAACTTTTAAAGCATCTCCAGACTGAATATTAATTTTTGATCCGCCATCTATTAACTCTAAAGATCCACCTGCTGCAATTGGAGTTCCTTTTGCAAAGTAAGAATCAGCGGAACCACCACTAGCAGTGCTAGTAATATAGACGTCAGCTTTAATAGTAGCTGTTGTAATATTTGTAAGTCTTATTCCAATAAGGGCGTCATCACTATTTGATGTTAAAACTGTTCGTACAGTTGTACCAATGTTCACGTCACCTGACGAATCAAATGCTACAACTCTTTCAAAATCTTGGGCCAATTAAAATCTCCTATCTATATTCATATCAAAGCGCCACCGACATGGCAATAACGAATCCTGCGCTAGCTCCTGCTGTACCACTTGAAGCTGCTGTAATTCTACCTTTTGCGTCCACTGTTAAATTTGTACTTGTATAACTTGCAGCAGACACACCAGAACTTGCTAAAGTCAAAGCTCCGCTAGACGCTATTGTTGCGTCTCCTGACATGTCCACTTCTTCAAAAGAAGTGCCGTCTGCTACTAAGATTTTGTTTGCTGTATTAGTAGGTAATTTTAATTTTGCACCAATTGTTAAATCATTACCAATCGCAACATTATTACTAGCGTCTTCAACAACTGCCTTACTTGCAGGTAATGTACAAAATACGTTTTTTGTGCCTGCTGAAAAATTAACAGCACTATCACTGTTTGAACTGCTAATTACTGTTGTTCTAGCCAAAGTACTTGAATCGCCGTTCAATGTACCTAAACCAACTTCAAATTCTGTTGAATTTGGAAGTGTAATACAGTAATAGGTTGTATTGGAATTACCTATTCCTGCAGCAAAAGTTTCAAAACCAGTAACGGCACCACCTAAAGTAATTGTGCCTGTTCCTGTGGTTGTTGTAGTTTCTTTTACTCGATCATTTATTATGAAAGCCATGATATTTTATAGCACTAAGCTACCTCTCTGTCATCAACTTCTGACCATGTATTTGTAGCAGAATCATCAACTTCTGTCCATGTGTTCGTGTTACTATCATCTACAGCAGCCCATGAGTTTGTTACTCCCGGTACTATAGGGGACCAAGCAACAACTCCTACACTTCCTAAAGTGGTGGATACATCAATTCCTGTTAAAGAAACGACAGATATTCCTGTTGCAGTAATGCTACCTTGAGTAGAAGTGATTGATTGTCCTGTAACAGGGACAACGGCTCCTGCTTGACCTTCCGCCTGACCTTGAACAACGGTTAAAGCTATTCCTGTAGGTGTAACTAATGCTGATCCCGTGACTGCTTCATCACCAATAGCAGTTGTTAAACTTTCTCCTGTGACAGAGACAGTTGTGGTATTTTCAATACTAACAGTTCCGAGAGTTGAGCTTAAAGCTATTCCTGTGACAGAGATAGTAACGCCCCCAGTAACTAACTCATCACCAATGGCAGTTGTTAAACTTTCTCCTGTAACTGTTGCAACGGCAGATCCTGTGATGACAGAATCACCAATAGTTGTTTCAATAAGAGCTTCTGCTCCAACAACAATACTCGTCTCACCACCCGCAACAATAGAGTAAGGACCTATTGCAGAGGATATTGATTGTCCTGTTAGTGATACAGAGACATCAGGAGTGAAGATGGTAATATCTCCTTCTGTAGAAGTAAGAGATATACCTGTTGGGAAAGCAGTGACACCTGCTCCGATTGCAACGGAACCTTGAGCACTAGATAAAACTTGTCCGGTAACAGTAACATTAGCGTCTCCACTAACGGTTTCATTACCTATAGCTGTACTGAGAGATTGTCCTGTAAGTGTAACAACAGCACTACCAGATATGCTAGCTGTTCCAATAGCAGTGCTTAATGCTATGCCTGAAAGGGCAACTGTAGCGTTCTTACTACCTTGAGCACTAAACGAATCTTCAGCAAAGGTTGTAGTTCCAAAAAACATAACTGTATCTTAGCCCAACTACAACAAAAGCTAAATGATTATATTAAGATATTCTTAATATAGCGTTAGATGAATCTGCTGTTGGGAACTGAATTGTAAATGTACCTGATGTTGAAGTCTTCACTGCACCAAAATCTAGAACCATAACTGCTGCATTTGTATTAGTTGTTGCAGTAGTGTTTGCGTTATAGATAACGGCAGCTTGCGCTGAGATTGTTGCACTTGTAAAACTTAAATCACTGAAATCAATGAATGCTGTTGCACCAGTAGCTGCAGCACCTGAATTTGTCAAGGCTCCACCACCTGCAGCGTAAGAACCTGAGGCACCTACTTCATTACCTGTAATGTACGCAGTAGTAGTAGCACTAAGGGTTGCAGAATCTGTATACAAAGCAAGTTTAAATGCGTCTCCACCAGATGATCGAAAATCGTGTTCGCCTTGTAATAGTTCTACTTTAAAACTATTGCAGACTGCTTGTGTAATGGCCATCTTTACTTACCTCCGGGGTCTACTGATCTAAGAGGAATACGGAGGACCCCATCCGCGTATTCATCCCTTCGTTTTCTGCCCATTTGTGTCTGTGCTAAATTTTGCACTGCTTGAGCATACTTTTGTTCGTATAATTGCACATATGAAGGATTTTTCAAGTAGGAAAAAGCTTCAGATAACGTGCCATAAATTAAAACTTCAGCAGCATTGGTTGATAACCAAGTAGTTGTATTTGTGCTAGATAGTCTATCTGGTGTTTTGTTATACCACAGTTCTATCTCATAAGCTGCATCAGGAGTAGGGGCTACAATTAAAGTATTATTATCCCAGTTAGCATAGTATTTAGGTGTACCTGTATCTGATCTATCAACATTATACTCATCAATAAATGTGGTATCTCTTTGATCCAACCAAGTTCGATCCTTAGTAATTTGATTTTTTATCTGAACTCCTCGCTCAAAAGCAAAATCATCAGGCATTGTGATAAAAGGACTGCCTATGGTAAAACTAGAAAATTGAAATTTTCTAAAAGCATCCAAATCTAATTCTCTTTGAATCTTGTTCTCAACATTAGTTATAAATACATTCAGAACGGAATCGGATAATACTTCAGATTCAACTTCTGTGTAATTTCTTACGTTTGTTAATAATTCAGAATAATTCATGATATCACCACGGTAACTGTTCCTACTGCAACAGACATCCTTGTATCTTTATTTCTACCTAAAGGTTGCATCCCTGTCGATAAAAAACTGTTAATTGCAGTTCCGTCTGTAGGAGGAAAAACTGTTGTATCTGCAATTTGAGGTTTAGCTAACTGAATAGCTTCTGGATCTGCTAGTTTTTTAGAATCTTGTAATTGTGGGTGTTTAGCTTCAAATTCAGAAACATGAACAATCGAACCGTTCCATTCCTTAACCATTTCTTTATAAGGAAAAGCCGCTCCCGACCTGTCTGAAATTCTTTGAGAAAATTTACCTGTTGCGTATCTTGACATTAGGTACCTACAAAATAATTTTGTGGTGTTAAAAAGACGCTATCTCTGTTTCCATCTTGATCCGCTGCTCTTTTCCAAACATCTTCGTATTCAAATTTTAAATCTGCCATACGTTCAGGTGCTTTTTTCATTGCAATATAGTAAGCCAATCCCGCTACTAAACACGGATAAAATCTAAAAGGTAGATCAGTTGTGTTAGTATAAGAACCCGCATCTTGTATTCTCGTCAAAGCATTATACACAATTGTATACGCTTGATTCGCTGCGGGATAGAAATACATCACCGGATTAATTTGACCATCAAAAAAGAATTGAGTTGGTCTACCTGTAGTGGATTTAACAGGAGTGTTTAAATACTCTGCTCTGCTTATTTTATCTACTGTGTAATCTGTAGTTCCATCTCGAACAATGACATCTAAAACATCAACAATGTCTGCTGCAAAATCATTTGTATTATTCTGATCATTTGCAGCAATGGTTGCTGTTCTTTGTTTGATTGTCCAAATATTAATCCCACGATTCGCCCATTCAGCAAACATGATATTAAGAACACGTCTAGAAGAACTTAAATCATAACCAGTGCGAGTTTGTAACCCACATCTCTCATATGCTTCTTCTATAGCGTCATCAATGCTAAGATTAAAATCAGTTGTTCCAGACGTTGCCATTATTACTTTTTCTTAGCCATTCCGCCGCCGCGCATTTTTTTAATCATGCCGCCGCCACGTTTTTTTACAACGTTTTTCTTTTTAGCCATTCCGCCATTCATCATGCCCATAGCTCTTCTTTTACGTTGAGGTATTTTTTTGTTGTCCATTTTTTGCTCCTTTAATAAAAAGTTTTTTATACGTTTGTTGTCGAGATTCTACGACTTCGTCGTAATACTCTTTGGGCCACTTTTTATAGTACCCCATGCGCTTTAATCTATCAGAAGCTTCATATAATTGCGAGAACTTTTGTATAAGCATCATACTGTAAGTAACTTTACTTTCAGGCATTTCAACGTCCTTACCTTTAGGACTAACTAAAAACTCTTGTTCTTCTTCAGTAGCTGGGTTATAGGGATGAAATCCCATAAAATATACATCTTTTTTGTTCCATTTGTTGTTGAGAGAATCTATTTCTTTCTGAAAACGATTAAGACTAAATTCGATGAAATAAGGATCACAAAATATTAATATCTCTTTTTTCTTAAAATCTAGTTTTCTAAGTAATTTATTAAGTTGACGGCGATAACCGACATTTGGCTCACGGATCTCGATCCAGACTTTATTGTCTTTCCAAGCTTGTTTCGCATAAGGACAAGCAGGCATTTTATTTAAATGAGCGTTTGGTATTTCTAAATATTCTTTAGACCATGTGTAAACATCTTCAAGAATTAACTTTTCATGAGGATCCATTTTCTTAAATTCCTTTCTTAATTGTTGATTCACTTAGGGTGAATTTTTTTCTTTTTTTGTACTTTCTTTTTTACTCTTTTTTTGTAAGGAGGTTTTGATATTTGCTGCGACATTTGCGCACGGCCAATAGCCATTATTTTAAAAGCTCTTTAATTTCTTCAATATCTTGTTGCATTGTTGCAATTTGAATCTTGATAACAGCAAGATCCTGTTGCATTTCTGTAACACTATCTGCTTTAGTTTCAACTGCATTTAAACGTTCTGACCACATGCCCCATGTCATGGCTAAAGTGCCAAGTAGCACAAGATAGGGTAATACTGTTTTAATTTCTAGTTTCATCTACCTAAAATACATTGACCGTTACATGAACACATAATGAACTCCTATTTTGTTTTTGCGGACATACCGCTTAAAGGGTTATTTAAAGCCTTATTAATCTTCAAGTCAAGACTTTCTTCTAGTAATTTCATTTCATTAAGAAGCTCTCTGTTATCTTCTTTTTGTCTATCTTCTACGTCATTTACAATCTCAGTTATGTGTCTAATGTCTCCAGCTTGTTGGCGTAAATCAGCTTTCATATCTGAACGCATATCTCTGGCTACATCACTGATTATGGTTATTTCT